GTCTATTATGACTTTACAATCTCTGTAAACGATACTCCTAATGAGTGGGGTAAGAATGTTTCTCTGTTCGATTCTCAGACAAAAGAGGAAAGAGATGCTAAGAAGAAGAAAGACTATTTAGGTAGTGGTAAGGTAACTTGGACTGATGGTAGAGTTGAGGCAGTAGCCAAGCAACAAGCTGTGGGAAATAGCCAACCGCAACTTGTATCAGTTGACGATAGCGGTTTACCATTCTAAACCTTATATACAGGGGGAGGCAAAAGTCTCCCCTTTATATTTAAACAGGGAATAAATAACAACAATGACAGACATAGAATTATTTGAAAAGATTGAAGCAGACTGCAAAATAGACCCTAAAGAGTCTGTTGAGCATCCACCTGTGGCTATATCTTGTGGATATGCTCAGATGGGCGCAGATGTATATCCTATACCCATTGGTACTTATGGTAACTTTAGCTTTGTACAAGCACCGCCTAAAACAAAAAAGACATTCTTCATTTCTTTGCTCGCCTCTGTTTACTTAAACAACACTATTGACTTTGGAGGCAGTTTAAAGGGATTTAGAGAGGGAAAGGCATTAGTACACTTTGATACCGAACAAGGACATTTCCACGCGCAGAGAGTCTTTAAAAGACCTTTAGACATAGCAAACGTAAAAGAGTTTAATAACTATCATACTTATGCGCTTAGAAAGTATAGCTACAAAGAGAGATTAGCCTTTATAGAATACTATCTGTACAACAAAGTAAAGAATGTAGGTGTTGTTATTATAGATGGTATAGCTGACCTTGTGAGCGATGTAAATGACTTAGAGCAAGCCAACAATGTAGTTCAACACCTTATGAGATGGACAGAGGAATTGAACTGCCACATAGTTACAGTTATACACTCAAACTTTGGCACAGACAAGCCAACAGGACACTTAGGTAGTTTCTTAGAAAAGAAAGCAGAGACACAGATACAATTAGAGGCAAACACAAAGAATCAAGGATGGGTTACGGTCTCCTGTAAAAGAAGCAGAGGTTTTCAGTTTGAGAACTTTTCCTTCGAGGTGAACAAGTTTGGTTTACCACAGGTGCTTGACTCACCATACGATATACTTGAACAAGGAACATTCAAGAAAGTAGTTTAACAAAGTAGTCTAATTAAACCTATTTATATGCCATCTAAGAACACATCTACCAAAACAGAAGGAAAGACTAAGGCTGGGGCTAAAAAGCCTCTTAGAAGCAAGATAACAAAGAAATTGGATGTGGTGTTTAGTGAGTATATAAGAAGGAGGTATTCTGTGAATGGAAAGTCAACTTGTGTGACCTGTGGAAAGACAGATGAATGGAAAAAGATGCAAGCTGGACACTTTATAAGCAGAACAAAATATGCTACAAGATGGGATGAGGAGAACGTACAGGTACAATGTTTAAAGTGCAATAGATTTAATCAAGGCGAACAATATCTTTTTTCACTATATTTAGGCGCGGACAAGGCTATGGAGTTGTTTAACAAGTCAAAAACTCAATGGTCTGCAAGCATAGAAGAATTGCAAAGACTTGTTGAGCATTATGTAAGTTTAAACAAAAAAATGTAATAAATCGTATTGATATGTTTTGGATTAGCTTTGAGTTAATTTACGGGTTTCTGTTAGGTGTAGATGTTCTTCACGATGTAGAACCAGATGGTTTTGAATACACAGAGGAGGCAGAGCGTTTTAACCTAATCAGGATATGTTTAGGAATTGTGTTTATACACATATTATACCAGCAAGGGACAGATGCTTGAGATACTTGCAAAGAATCACGACTTGTGGCTTAGAATGGTTCTAAGTTTTGGCTGCCCTAAAGATGTAGCCGAAGACATTGTCCACGAAATGTATCTAAACGTATATAAGTACGTTGAGGATGATGAGAGGATTATGTACGATGACGATGAGGTCAACAAGTTTTATATATTCGTTAGTTTAAGAAACCTATATTTTAGCTACGCTAAGGCGAAGTCTAAGTATAGGTTTGTTGACATATATGAGTACATAGAGTCCAACGACATAGAGGATGAGGAAACTGATGAAAAGAGTGAAGAGTTAGATAAGGCTTTAGGTTCTTTAATTGAGATGGTATCTGAGGAGATTAACTCTTGGGATGTCTATCACGCTAAGTTGTGTAATACATATTTTAAATCGGATATGTCTTTAAGGGATATATCCTCTATAAGTAAGATAAGTCTAACATCTATATTCAACTCAGTAAAGAATTACAGAAAGATACTGAAGGATAAATTTATGGAGGATGTAGAAGACTTTTTTAACGGAGACTTTCACCTAATCAAAAAAAAATCTAAAGACAATGGAAACATTTAAAGGAGACAAAAGAACAAAAGAGTACAGAGAATGGAAGGCTAAATTTGATAGCGAAACAAGCAATCAATCTGCTGGACTTGGAGACACTATTGAGAAGATTACAGAAGCTACAGGTATTAAGAAGGCGGTAAAGTTTATTGCTGGAGAAGACTGCGGATGTGATGAGCGTAAGGCTAAACTAAACAAGATATTCCGATATGAAAAGCCAGAGTGCTTAACAGAGGAGGAATACAATTATTTGGCACAGGAGATAGCTGCTATAAAGAATGTAGTCTCTGGTGATGTTCAAAAGAGAATGACGCAGATTTATAACCGAGTGTTTCATCAGAACAAGAAAGCCACTTCTTGTGGTTCTTGTTTTAGGTCTATCATTGATGCGCTCAGAAGGCTAATGAATGAGTATAACTAAGAATTGGAAAGAGGCTGACTTGTTTGAGTGGTTAGTGTTAAACATTTACCCCGACTTAGTCAAGTCTAAAAATCAGATGTCCAGATGGGATTGTTACTCACCTGAGGCATTTCACCGAATAGAATTAAAATGTAGGAGAACTCATTACGATGAACTACTATTGGAGAAGAAGAAATATGATGCGGTATTAGAAGAGTGTCACCGACACCTTGACATACCTTTTTATATTAATTCAACTCCTAATGGTGTTTATTCTTTTAACCTTCTTATTGTGGAAGTTCAATGGGAGGTTAATCATAAGAACCCAGCGACAACGGAGTTCTCCAATACAAGTAAGGTAGCAAAAGAAGTAACGTATTTAAACATAAACCAAGCAACAAAACTATTATGAAAGGAGCAAAATCAAGCAGAGTAGATGAATTATACTCAAGAATAGAAGCGTTAGAACAAATGGCACTTATGACCTTTGATATGGCAAACAAGACACGCCATATAATGACAAGGATTGATGGCTATGAAAATGCACACGATAAGTATCAAGCTGATTCAGATGCGTTAAAGAAACCACAGGAACTAAACATTGAGATAGAAAATGCAGAAGACGATAGCAATAGAGCTTGACAAGTTCACTAAAGAAGTGGAGCAAAGGTTTTCAAGACAAGACAGGGAGGGGAACTTTAATAATGAATCTTTTAAGATTAAAGAGATTATACCCACGAGTGATTTGACTGCAAGCGTTATATTTGAAAAAACATCTGGCAAAACCGCAGCTTTCTTTTTTTACTATATAAACAGAGGCGCATCTAAGGGATGGAAATACTTTGTGCCGACAGATAGCCACATTACGGGAATGAGGGCTTTTGAGTATTATAAGTTGAATGTTGAAAGATATAATTACAAACACAATTTTGAATGAGAAGTAGCGTATTACATTATGAAAACGGGACACAAGTAGATGTGATTGAGTTTGCATCTATGTACGGACTTAATTTCAACAGGGGCAATATAATTAAATATGTTGTCAGGGCTGGAAAGAAGGACGATGAGGTTAAAGACCTTGAGAAGGCTTTAGACTACCTACAAAGGGAAATAGAGATTATCAGGGCTAAGAGAGATTCTAAGAGAGATGCTTTCTTGGAGTCTGGTGGAATTATGTATAACTATAAAGACAAATAACTATGCCTTTACCCAAGCCTATGTCTGGGGAAACGCAGCAAGAGTTCATCGCAAGGTTTATGGCTAACCCAAAGATGATAGCTGAGTACCCAAGAGAAGACCAGAGACTTGCTATTGCCTACACCACTTGGAGAGACAGATAGGGAACAAGTTAGCAAACAGGGAGCAGAGATGTTCCCTTTTTTTATACAAAAATTTGCATAGGTAAAAACTTATCATTAGGTTTGCTTAAATAACAAAACAAATAACAAATGGAGACAATTAAAACAATGGATGGAAAAGTATGGGAGATGAGCGACATACTAAACAAGATGCTTGATGACTCGTTTTACTATGGTTATCTTGGTTCTAACGCACTTTCTTCTTCTTCTATGAAGAAACTATTAGAGAGTCCTAAATCGTACGTTAAAACGCTTAATATGAGTTCTGACTCACCAGCCTTATCTTTAGGTAGATTGGTACACTTGGCAGTTCTTGAGCCACATAGACTTGATGACATTAAAGTTACTGAAGGCACTAAGGCTACTAAGGCGTATAAAGATGCGGTTGCTCAGTTTGGTTCAGCCAATGTGTTCACTCAGTCAGAGTACACATCAGCAAGTTATATATCAGAGGCGGTTTGGAAAAACAAAGAGGCGGCTTCATTATTAGAGACTTGCAGAACAGAAGTACCAGCAATTAAGGAAATAGATGGTTACGCGGTAAGAGGCAAGGCAGATGCTTTAGGCTTCAATAGAATCATAGATTTAAAAACGACAAGTGACCCAGTTGAAAAATTCCATTGGACTGCAAAGAATTATAACTATGCGCTTCAAGCGGC